TTTTTTTTTTAGAAAAACCCTAATCGTTATCGCAAAAGAATGCAATTAACAGAGAAAACTAGGGGTTAAAGTCTAGTACGAAAGAATTTTAATCCTAATATAAACTTCTAAACCAATAAAACTCAAGGCTGAACCTTAACATACTGTACTAGTAAGCCTACATCCACCCCGTGGGTGGTTCATCGTACTAGAATATGATAAGGACCCCACTTTCGCATGGGGTGACCACCAAGAGGGTAGTTGCGGAAACAAAGGAAGAAGGAAAGACCTATTAAGAAATTTCTTCTGAAGTTTAAATGTGTGCGACGCGGCGAATGCGCGGGGCTCCAATGAGATAGCCAAAGCTGAAATCGTCGCCAGCTGCCTCATACAAATTGTATGCACCGAAGCAGTTACGAACCCCACCAGCGTCAACAGCAGCGAGAATTGGACTCTGGGGAAAGACCGTATCGCTGTAATACGCGTACATGGGACGATCCAAGCCTTTAGGGTTCAGAGAGCGCATGATGTCAATCTTGCTGCGCCGAATAATGGGCCCATCCACATTCGAGATTTTCCCTTCTCCTACGAGAGAGATGGGAGTCTGAGCGTAGTAGGGAACCTCAAATTCGATGGTGCCATTGAGATCGGGATACACATAGTGCTCAAACGTTGATGAGCTCTGTGTAGTCGTAAAAGTGTCAAGAACGGGTCTCTCGAGAATCCCGTTTTCATCAATATTAGTTGATCGTCGCACTATAAGGGGATCAGATGGTCGAATGGCATCATACTCGAACCCATCGATCGCAGTGGCATACTCATCCCGTGTCGTGTTGTAGGAATACGCAGGACGCTGCCCTTGATTGGTGCATCGCAAGCCATTGGTTGCAGGAGTAGCAAACTTGTACCTCCTCGAACCTCGCCAAAATCTGTAAAGGTACGAAATGTAATACAGCGGGCAGCGAGCGGGAAGTTGTACAACAGCATTAAAGGTGTCGTCGGTCAACCCTCCGCCCGCGGCTCGTGACACTGGGTACTGAATAGTTTGCCACTGCACAGAGGCTGTGGTTGTCGTTTCCCCAAAGTAGGCAGGATCAATCCGAATCTTATTGAAAAGATACTTGTCACTATTCATGGGAATTGGTCCGGGAAAGGAGTAACTAACACCAGACTCATTGACATAAGGAAAAGGGTCGCCCATTGATGTGAGACCAAAGCGTTTAATAAGCTGTCGGAGACTCGTTATTTTCTCGCCGATGCACAATTGTTCTGCCATAGTATGATCCATCATGCCCATAGGAAACACAGATGCTGAGGTGTCTTGGACTTGCTCATTGTGCTCAATGGCAGTCGATGTCAAGTTGAAAACTTGAGCTTTCCATTCCAACTCCGGATCCTCCTGACGTTCACCTAATTCAGAGAGAGGTTCCGCAACAGCAAAGCGCGCAAAGTCAGGCATAGCATAAGCGATGTCCTCACCGCCAGAGATCCACATATTTAAAGGCACGTTGTCCGCAACAGAATCCGAAGCTTTTCGCAATTCGTTGAGAACAGTGATAGTAATTGTGCCAGTAGAGTACCTTTCCAAATCCCAATTTGCGTCATCGTACTGTCCAAGGTACACTTCTTTCCAAGGAACATTGGACACATACGGCACCTCAAACTCGAGCTCTGAAGAGACACTCAAATCTAGGATCCAATTGTACGCATTCTCGGCGATTGTGCCCGTGAGTGCATCCGATCCGTAAACACCAGGGTGATAAGTGATCCTCAATCTACCGGTGTGGAAAGCAGTTTTGGCTGCGGCAATCCTGTACTTAATAGTACCACGCCATTGTTGAAACATGGATGCAACATATGCCACTGTAGTCGGACTAAAGATGCTTGTTCCTTGAACGAGCCCGGGCGCAACTGCGTTGTAATGCAGATTTGTGCCAACAGCGCTCGTCAAAGTCCAAGGAATTGCGGAACGGAAAAGACACGACTTGGACGAAACATACGTAAGGTCCATTTCATCCACTTCCGTTGAGAAAATTCCTCCGTCATATGTCAGACCGTTATCAGGCATTGCTCCAAGCTTTGAAGAAAGGTCAATACCATCAACATTTGTAAAACCCTTGGCGGGCACGTTGATGTACGGACAGTTCTTATCAAGATTGGTAGGTTTGTTCCAACCAACTGCGGACGCCGCACCTCCAATGGCACGTGATACCCATTCAACTGGTCGCATCCAGCTACCAAGAACGGGGACGGAGCCAAGCACGGAAGCTGCTGCAGCGACAGTGTTGGCAATGCCGGAAATGGGGGGTCCAGAAGTGGCGGCATGTTCTTCAGAGCCAACTTGTGCAGTCCAAACCTCTTCGTCAGCGACAGAGCCAATTTGTGCAGTCCACACCTCTTCGTCAGGGTCGGAAGGGACAGTCACTGGTTTAGAAGTGGGCATGGCAAGCTCAATGTCCTCAAACCAGGCAAAGATGGTAAAATTTGCTCCTACAGTGAGAGGTGATGTGCCAGATTGGATGGGATTAATTGGCACAATGTACATTTCTCCCATGTTGGAATGAGAATCAATCAAGTTGAAGTGAGACAGAGGAGAACAATATGGCATCTTAATCTCAACGGGTGCATTGCTGCCAACGTCAATTTCAACTCCAGGAAATCCGGTAGCGTTGGGTAAATTGCCAAGCATAGCACCACGATTTGAAACGTCATCAAAAGGTGCAAAGAAGAGCCAATATTTACCACTCATGAAAGGGGTGGCATTGAAAATAAGGCGAATTTTGACATTTGCTCGGAAGAAAGTAAAGTAATCAAGCTTCTTGACGACGTTTGTAGAGTTTTGGAAGATGACATCAGGAAACTTCAGACTGACTGTCGTAAAAGCATTATTGAATTCCCCTTCCAAAACTTTCACAGGACGACGGAGGATGGCATGAATATCATGAAACTTATCATCCTCCGCCATTTTAGTCCATGCAGTCACAGATGATATATGTGGCTTCTCGTATGACTGGATGTCAGAATCGTCCACGAATGTTGTGATCTGCTGAACATTTTCTTGCGGCCCGATATGGGACAAATCTCGATCTTGTGATGTAGCAATCGATTGAGTTAGCTAACTCCCAGTCGCTCGATTAAACGGATCTGGTCAAAAGCGCCGAGCTGGTAGCCTGGATTTTAGGCGGCACACACCAGCCAGTAGAGCCGAAGCTCTCCGCCCTTCTAAAACGAAGACCAGAGACCGGGCTTTGCTGCTCCCTCCTTGCGGCGATTAGAGAGAGCCCCTAGCTCTGGATTTAATTGCAGGCAGCTGCCAGACGCCCATACTTCCTAGCCTCGACAAATCGATATTCGTCATAAGTCAAGAAGAGTGGGCGCGTCTGAAAGCCGCGAGCAGCCTGTTTGTATTTTCCAATCCATTGTTCAAAAATCTCGCGTCCGTGCAACGAAAGTTCGAAAGCCGACGTTTCCATGTTTTCAATCGTCCTCTCCTCGCGGTCAAAATCGCCTTTCACCCAATTGACCATCTCAAGAACAACGGACAGTTCCAGTGGAGCTACGTACTGATGTTCGTCTTCGTCCCACTTGAATCCGCGCTTGAGGTAACTAATTTCGCCGAGAGAACGATACGGAACCATATTGCCTGATTTTGTCTCATCAGTGTATGTCATGCCCATCTCCCCGTAACCCTCAGCGATGGTCAACTGGTTGAAATGATCAATGACGGCATCAGAGATATTGACACAATTGTCATCCCCGTACGAGACCATGGCAACGTGCTCATTGAAAGCCTTCATCGTGCAATACTCTTCAGGCATGACCGTAAGCCACACATAACGCATAGAGATGGAATTGTAGAGTGAGTTGAGGATCGCCGTGATCGGACAGCCAGATGGTTGAGAATGCGTCCACAAGTAGACATCGTCTCCACACACATGGACCGAGTTCACAATCTCTTTCCAAAGAACACGCCTGATTTGAGCATTTTCCTCGCCATCATCGTAGAACTTGTTCACAATTTCCACAACTTCAGCGAGCAGCTCCAATACAAGAGTGCCGTCGAAATTGGAGAAGTCTCCCGCGATCACTTTGTCACCTTTGCTACCCAACCTCTTGGCAGTCAGCGTCCAGTCCAGGGAATAAGGGTTAGTCCCGATAGAGATCTCATTCTCAATCCTGTTTTTGGCGCAGTGAGCAGCAAAGCCGAGAAAGTATTTACGGAAAACCAATGTGTAGACCATCGGCCCCGCAGAGAAGACTCTCGTCTTAGCGACTAGAACTTTCTCCAACGGGCGTCGTTCGTCTTTGAGCGTGTCGGTCCAAATAGTGGGCGTACGCACATTCTTCTTCGCGTTCTCCACAACTTGTTTCATCTTCTCCTTAATCTCAGGATCCAGCTTGTACTCGGTATCTCCTAACCAGCGCATCTTCCCAGGCATTCCCTTCTTCTCTCGAGTCAAAGGAAATCCAGGAGAGGACTTGCGGTTAATTGGTGCCAAGAATGCATCTCCCTCGACTCCAGCAACTGCCTCATCGTCAGTAAGCACACGAGCGTGATCTGGCTCGGGCAGGGTGTTCACAATGCGCTCCACATCGTTAACAGCAATGGCCAAGCGCGTGGTATCCAAAGACGGCGGGATTTTCCCGGCCTTCTCAAGACCTTGTTGCATCGGATCCACAAGCTTGCCGTTCACCCTCTGTGGGCGCAAGGCACTCGGTGCCGTGGTGGGTTCCGTGATAACTCCATACACTGCACTCTCACGCAATGCGGTCTTGGATGGGGAAGCAACCTTGTATAAAGCTTTTCCGACTGGCACAAAGTCTCCCTCCGGTAACGCAATCTTCTCACCAGCTACAGGTAGCTTCAGTAGTGGGTCCAAATCGAGGCTCACTTGAGCATCCATCTCCACCTCAGCCAAACCGCGCCGAATGTCGTCGATATTCAAAGGAGAAGACATGCCAATTCCAAGTGTTCCCGCAACATGGACGCCAATGATCTTGCGTGCAAGTCCAACATGAACACCCATCAGAATTGCCCCACAATCTCCGTCCTTCGTTTCCAGATTGTACTGGTACCCGGAACGTAGTTTGTAGGAATTTCCAAGGCTGTCCGCGTAAGGTCTACAGTCATCCACTGCGCGAACTTGTCCGTACCGCATCATCACAACACCGTCAGCGGGGGCCATAAGGCAACCATTAAGGGTGTTGAAACGCGTCAGTTCTGTGGACGAGGCGATGCTCCCTGTAATGTCAGCATGATCGTGAACTGATTTTGGAAACACGATTAAGAGCTGATCTTTCGAAAATCCATCTTTGCCAACCAGCTTGATCCACTTCAACTTTTCCCTGGGGATAACGTGACCTTCACGCACGGTGGCATTGAAGAGGCGAACCTCTTCAGCATTCTCTAAGTGAGGAGCCAAATGACCTGCGGTGAGAGCAGTGCGTCCAACGATGAAACAAATCTTGATGCGAGCCTTCCACACACCACCAGTTTTCACGTCCAAGTTGTACATATTGTGAATAATCTTCTTAGAGACCTGAAACGCATTGGGGTCCGACAGGAGTTGAGCTTCGATCTTCTCCTCGCTAATCACTGGTTCGTAGTCATCTCCGACGTCGTCATCGATTTCAACTACCATGCCCTGCTTCTTCTTCGTAGTGACGTCTCCAGAGCTAGTGACTTCCGTATGGAGAGCCTCCTTTCTCTTGGTATGAACATCACCAGATCCAGAAAGTTCGGTCCTCATGGACTCCTTCTTACGCGTATGGACATCACCAGAACCGCTCAGTTCAGTCGCGAATTCGAATGGAGTAAATCTCATCTTGTGTCCCCTCAGGACCTCAAATCCAGGTTCTCCATCACGTTCGCCAAATCGGACAACAGTCCCAGCACGATCACATTTTCCGCACAGTTGGGGATAATGCACCGACTCCTGGACAGTCTTGATGACGTGAGTGTGTTCAAAAATCTCATCACACCAGAGACAAACATGGCGATGCAGAGTGCGCTCTCCACGCGTGAGTCCTTCATGTCGGTGATCAAGTGGTGGCCCGACGGCAACAGTCTTAGTTCCTCTCATATACTGACCGACAGCCATGAGTAGAATAGGCACCAGTGCAAGACCGATGGTGATATAAGGATGTTCTTTCACCTTCGTAGCCACATGAGTGCAGAACGCTCTGACACGGTCTAACCATCCGTCGCTCTCGCGCCTCAAACGCTCAATGACTTTACGGTTAAACCGCGCAACGCGCTCCCGAATTCCATCCAAGAGATCTCCAACAGAGCACAGGAGCATCGTGTCACGCTTCACCAATTGCTTTAGGCGCTGGGACGCGTCAGCTGTCCACATCTGCTCTTGCTCAGAAATGAGTGTGCTCCACTCCATCTCAATAACATTCCCGGTCTTGTCCAAAATCAATTCATGTTCCAGTCCTCGAATGGAGTAAAATTCGTCCAAAGCAGGCTGTGTGTCAGGGTGGATAAGCTCGCGGATTTCTGGGTAGATCTCCATAAAGTCAATGATCTGTTGTCCTGTCCAACCTGTCATTCCCTGTAGCTCGACCAATTTCACTTCAGTGTCTAGCTCGGTTAACCAGCGCTCCTCTTCCGTGGGAGTGAGTGCTTGAGCGTGAAGTGGTGTCTCGGCGTACTCTTGCAAGAAGCGCTGCATCGTAGATGAGCGTGTAAAGCGCTCACGATACTTCTGGAGCGCCAGCTGAGAGAACTCTTGGTAGGACAAAGGTTCATCTTGAACCAGGCGGCCGGTAAGGGGGTCGCGCAGGAAGATCCTATAGACATCCAAGGATGGTTTGGGTGAACCGGTAATGCGCTCCACCTTCGCTCTATCCAAGTAAGTTTTTCCGTCTTCACCTTTACGTGCAAAACGGGGCAACACCTGAACCTCTCCAACTAAGTCGAAGCGCCGGCGCACAGCCTCCCTGCAAGCAATAGACTCCGGTCGAATTTGATCCACACTCACATTGGAGGTGCAAATGATAACGCGCGAGTTGAAGTAGCTCTTGCTCTTCTCCTCAATCGTCGCCATGTGCAAAGGATATGGGGCCAAGTTACCAGTGCGAATCAACTCCATGAACTCGGGGTTTGGCTTTCCAGCCGAGTCCACAATTTGAGCGAAATCGTCATAGACGACTACTCGCTGGTTCTTGTATCCATCCCAATACTCCTGCTCAACGTTTCTCATGTAAATTTCACGTGTTGGGTCCTTCTTTCCCTCAGAATCTGTCGGAATGCCGTCGATCTTGAGTAAATCCGTGGCGAGAGGCCACATCATGCCGGATTTTCCAACTCCGGAGGGTCCGTGGAGATAAATCACTACGGGCTCAATCCTCGGGCCCGAGCGAAATGCTCCACTAGCCGTGGCCTTCTCGTAAAGGTTTTTAAGGACAGCCCAATGAGTGTTAAATGGGCCAAGGATATCGCGCGGGGCCTTTGACTCAATTGCCTTCTGTGAAAAGATAAGTCCCTGGCGATAAAGTGACTCAAGACGAGCGCACAGTTCACTATCGCGCGCAATCTCGTCTGCAGTAGTGAGGCCGACGATTTCTTGAATCTCTTTAAACCAAGCAGCAATGCCCTCCATATATTGTTCCAAATCTTTAGTTTCAGCTGGCAATCCAGTTTGCCACTCAAAGATCTTCTTGAGCACGAAAGTGATGAGCTTCTCGAGGCCAGACCAAGCGAACGTGAGTCCACGAACAAGGCCTCCAAGCTTTGTCACACCGGCAACACAGTCGTTAACCTCTGATTCACGAGGGATCTTCTTCATAAGTATGGTACCTCCCATGATTGCAACAACCGTAGCCAGCGACGCGACGGGATCAACATCACCTGCTTGCGCAAAAAGTCCTCCTCGAAGTAACTGGCTCACCGTGCGAAAGTGGTCTTTGACCAAGTTCCACGCTTCTTGTGCAAGCTCAGTTGACACACCACTCATAACGAGAGTGTCAATGATGAGTGGGGCAACGACACCGGGCTTAAACTTAGCACAGATCATAGCCACAAGCTTACAGCACAAGGACGTTATCTTCTTAATGGCAGGAATGTCCACATTAAGTCCTCGCAACAGAGTTGTCAATTGTTCAGCCAAGCCAGTCAGCGCAGCATCCGTATGATGGTTAACCTCGATGCTAAAGAGCGCCTGAGCGCGCAGAACAACTACTGGTCCAAGACGCGTCCACATCGTGCGGAAGTCAGGGTCCAGCATATTCACGCGCACAGTGACAGCATGGTCAGCAAGTTGCACTGGCACGTCACGGAGACGTCCCTGAGTTCGTGTGAAGAGAGGGATAACTCGATGAGAGCCAAAGTGCTCAACAAGTTGGGTAAACTTTGAGTTGGTAGCAGCAAAGTTAGATTCCTTGACCAACTCCTTGAGAATCGTGCGCTTCTGGGCGTTATTGCGCGCACGTTCCTTCAGTTGCTCAATTTGCATCTGTGAGAAGCGAGTTCCAACTTGGGCTTTCATCTTGAAATCCACAGTATCCTGAATAATTGGAGTCCACCGTCCACCACCATGAGAGCTCCACGCGTGGTTGTTGGCCTTCTCCAATGACTTGAAGAGTCGCTCAGGGCACAAAGTGCATCCAAGCGGACCAAAATACCGACACCGAAGCATGTGATCGGCAGCGTTCTCCTTGGTAACCTTCTGTCTGCAATAGCAAATGGTTGAGCCAGTGCAGCCAGAATTGGCAAGGTGTTGAATGGTAGCTTTCTTTGTCGTATGTCCTTTCTCGCAATGGTCGCAAACAGTTAAATTCGTGTAGAGAGTAATTTGTCTAACAGAATCCATGGTAGCAGTTTATGTCTTTTCGTCTGGTACTACAATCCGAGCCAATTCTGATGCTCTTTTTCCCAGATATACGTCTTATGTGAAAGGAACTCACGCTTCTGAAATTGCCAATCCCAGTGAGAGATATTTTCGTTCCACAAAGACTTGTTTCACTAGCTCCGTACTGTACTTTTCGGGAGCCTAAAACACGTTCAAGCGGTCTATTCAAAATCATAGTCCAAAGATTGGTCATTCTCGCATATTGTGCAATAGGATCTATAACTTGCATGCAGCGGTTAATAAAAGGTCCGACTAGCAATTCATGTTCCAATATTCCTCGCAAGGCAGTACTAATGAACCACAAAGGTCTAACTAACGCACAATACCAAATCAGCATCATAAAATAAAATAATATAAAATTCTTATTCATGTGCGACAGGATCAAGTCCTGGTAAAAAGCGACCACTAAAAGTGGGTAAACTATTTCACGGATAGGTCCGTCAATCTGAGTGTGCATGTTGTTG